GGATTCAGCAAAACCAGACAAGCTTGAAACAGAAAAGATGTACGAAGGTGTAATTCAAATCTTTGAGAGAATGCACAAGCGGTTCATCGAATATGAAAAACAAGATGACACCTCAGAGAATACTTTGGATTATCTCATTAAACTTGCAGGATCAATTGGATACACAGCACAAGTCCATTCAGGTCTTGCTAAAGCATACCAGCATGAAAAGAGACTTGCAGACATTGAAAAGAAGTTAGAAAAGATTCCACCCGAAGTTCTCAAGGACTATATCAAGTCAGGTGGGTAAGCTTGGGTCAAACATTTGAACGGAAGTTAGAAGAACTAGAAAAACAGGTAGCAACAACTAAAAAAAAATCAACAAACATTCAGCTTCCAACTGACAATCTGGAATGGATAGAAAAGGCTCGCCCCTATGTAGGCAACGTAAAGCGAACCTTTGAGTGGGAGCCATTTTGGGTTGATGTGTATACTGACAAATCTCCAAACATTGTTGTAGTTAATGGAAGACAGACTTTCAAGAGCACATTTGGAACTGACATTATTGGTTGCTATGCAACAAGTCATGACAACGTAGAAGTTACATATATTGTAGATAGAGAGGACAGGGTTTCTGCTTGGTCAAAGCAGAGATTTAGAAAAGACACAATGTTGCGAAACGATCTTCTTGCACCCTTTTTGATGCACGGCAGGGCAAACGTTGGGGAAATCAACCTTACAAACAACTCTGTAATCTATGTCAGGACAGATGAAAACGAGTACAACAATGTCCAAGGAATGACAAATAGTCTGATGATATATGACGAGTGCCAGTATCAGGAGTTGCAGTTTCGAGCAGCAGCACTTTACTCCATGACAATGACTAAAGGACAGTGTTACTATTTGGGGATTGGTGGCGAAGCTGGTTCTGAATGGTACAAGCTCTGGAAAAAGTCAGACCAAAGAGAGTGGAAGTTTAATGATAAATATTGGAGAGAGAAACTAAAGTTTGATTCGGATGGCTATCTGTCCAACGAGCATCCAGAAAATATTATGGCAGGAAAATGGGTTGCCCAATATCCAGAGAACAGAGAATACAGAGGCTACCACATGCCTCAATCCATTTTCGCAAGGATTCCGCTTACAATTTCAGATGCGGTTAATCTTTACAAGACAAGACCCGAAAACTCTATCGAGTTCCAAGAAAAATACAATCCAACATCAATTGTTCAAGCTCATGTTTACGGCAACTTCTTCAAGGCAATGCGCAGACCGATCACACCAGAAATGGTCGAGGCATGTTATGATTATACCAAAGCGTTACTGTCACCGAAAGAGATAGCAGAACTAAAACAACAATACAAAAATGAGATTCTAATATTTCTTGGGATAGACTGGGGTTCAGGTCCAGCTGCATCTAAAACTGTCGGCACTGTAATTATTTACTGGAAAAAGACAAACCGCTACCAGCTTGCATGGATTGACTCTAGACCACAAGAACATGAATATGATCAGGCAGCATACTTTGTAAAACTATACAATGAATATTGTTGTGACTTTTGTGTAGCTGATCTTGGTTACGGCAAAGACAAGGTTACTCTGATGCAACAGGGAGGATACACTTCGTTTGGAGAAAAGGTAAATGGTCTAGGACGTGGACGGATAAAGGGTTGCTGGACTTCTGGAACCATTACAGAGGAAACAATGAGACACAAGAACCAAGACGTAATTGATGCACCAACAGTAGGTGAGAAAAAAGAATATTATTCAGTTGACAAGACTCAAGTGATTCAGAACTTTATTGACTTTGTTGGCAGTACGGTTCCAGACGAGAATGGTAAGCCAGTATCACAGTTAATCATACCAATGAAAAAGGACTGGGAGTGTGACTTTTTAGTTGATGACTTTTGTAATATTACACGAAAAGATTTGGATAAAACCAATATGGAAATTAGTAAAGATGACCCAAGGCAAAAGGCAAAGAAGGAATTTAATCATCCAAAGGACGTTGTTATGGCGATTATTTACTGCATGATCGGAAAGAGCAAATATGATCCTGAAGGTTTCCAGATATCAAAAATCCGAGTTAACAAGAGATTCCGATACGGCTAACTAAAAAAACATATGTTCATAATGATTGAATATTTGGATTAATACAAGATTTCTTAAACTTTACAAGTGTCAAAGACTATTTACATGCCTCCAGAGGCCAAGGTAGTTTTTCTTAAGAAATTTGACTTGACAAAAATAGAAGAGACATTTGAGTATGCAGAATATGAAAGACGTGTATCCAAACACAAAACTCACAAGATTGCTCAGGCAATAGTCGATAACAAATTTACTGATAACTTTCTGCGAGTTGTTCCTTCATCAAGTGATGTAAAATACGAAGTCCTTGATGGTCAGCACAGAATAGAAGGGTTACGATATGCCAGAGACTATTACGGACTGCAAACCTATGATCTGGTTTTATGTGTGTATGATGATGGCAACCAGCGAGAGATATACCGCAGACTAAATCTAGGAAAGCCACTTACACTATCTGATCACCTAAAGGCACTAGATAACGGAAACAAAAGTTTCTTCAACAAGCTGCGAGATGAATGTGACCATTATAACAAAATAGGAAAAATAAGGTATTCTACAATAATTAATTGTCTGCACTATGCAAAGTCAACATCAATTCGACCAGTAAGACCGCTTGCCATTGATGACTTTATCGCATCTATCACACTACAAGACATTGAAATAGTAAAGCGATTCATTCCTATTCTAGAGCAGGTTGCAACAAATCCTGATTCGTTTTTTTATCACTACACACTTATGAGAAATTTCTTTCGCATCTATTACGAAAATAGACTAAACACTAATGAGATGCTAAAGCTTGGCGATGTCATAAAAAGAGCATCCAAAATTAAAGAACTTTCAGAAAAAAGAGACACCTTTGCAATAAGAGGAATATACCACTACATTATAGATATCAGTGCTCCAAAGGTAGGCATCTCTTTATCAAAAGGAGATGTTAGGAAATAGTAAGAAGAAAGGCTACAGTAAAAAGAGTAAAGCCCAAGAAACAGCCAAAGAGAAAAGTAGTAAGCAGGAAGATATCTCCCAAGGCAATTAAGAGAATAGCAAAGGAAAAATCAACAAAGAGAAAAAGACAAACCAAAAAAATAACTGTAAAAAAACCAAGACAAAAAACTAGAGCTCCAGCATACATACAGCCAAAAAGCATAATCAAAAAAGATGTTCCAATTCCATTTCCTGACTCTGATAAAATGCCACATTATCTGTTACGCAACCTAGTAGACATTTACTATGACTTTCAGGGACAGCGAATTCAGACTCAGCTTAGAATCGGATCTTCTGAGAGACAAAATACTTTGACTAAAGAGGATCTGTCAATCTTTGGAATTACAACAATTATGGAAAACGCCAAGAACTTTGAGTTAGATATTGAGAAGCTAATCAAAAAACAACTTTTGAACCATGCTCTATACACACAATACTTTTCAAAGATTCAGGGAATAGGTCCATTACTCTCAGCAGGTCTTATTGCATACATTGACGATATAGAAAAGTTCAAGCATGTCTCATCACTTTGGCAATATTCTGGCTACGGGATGAACAGATATTGTCCAGAATGCAAAAAGCCGACATTTGTAGAAGTAAAATATTCCACAGGAAAGATTGCAAAGAAACTGCATCCATTTGATACTTGTCCAGAGTGCGGTCATGACACACAACCAATTCTCCAGAAAAGAACTTCAGGATACCAATCTAACTGGAATGACAGACTCAAAGTTTTGGGATGGAAGGCTGCAACATCATTTGTAAAACAGCCAGCAAGCAAATCAAAGTACAGAAAGCTCTATGATCAGATTAAAAAAGCTGAACGCAGAAAACATCCAGTAAAAAAGATAGTAAATGGTAAGACTATGTTTAATGACGGTCACATTAACAATAGAGCATTGCGAAAAGTATCAAAGATATTTCTAGCGCACGTATGGCAGACTTGGAGAAGACAGCAGGGATTAGAAGCTACAGAGCCATATGCAAAACAACTTTTAGGTCATAGCGTAGTAGAAGCATTTACTGACAAGTGAGGTGATGCCAAAAAACTTTTGGAACCCAAGGATTAATTGCGAGACAATGTGAACGTGCAATCCAGCAAGATAGTTCGAGTCCTCTGACTAATGAAAACCAAATTGGTCTTACGAGCCATAGACGAGAAACCAAAAAAAGATGAACGAGTCTTAGAGATTTTGAAAACCAATTGGTTCATACGAGTTATGTCAACATGAAACCCAGAAGATGATAACGAGTAACATAAAATTTGAAATCCAAGTAAACAATACGAGTCATTTAATTTGTGAAACCAATCGTATAGCTACGAGTCAGAATACTCTTTGAAATCCATATAGGGCAAACGAGACATCTTGTATATGAAACCCACGTAATTCTTTCGAGTCACACAAAGCTTGTAAACAAATTGTCAGTACGAGTCACCCATCATGTGAAACCCAAAAGAGTTTTACGAGACATTGAACGGTTGAAACCCACATGCAAGGTTCGAGTCATAATGCAAAATGAAACCCATCAATTAGATACGAGTCATAGTCGGAGTGAAACCCTCAAAAGATAAACGAGTCATTAAAAATATGAACCCCAAACCGTCGTTACGAGTTATTTAATGTGTGAAACCCAACAATGAGATGCGAGTCACCCATCATGAGAAAACCAAAGAAGATTACGAGTCAAATTCCCATAGGAAACCAATCAATATAGACGAGTCAGGGGGATTTTGAAATCCAATAAAAATGGTACGAGTCAGGCAATTCTTGAAAACCATCTAAAGGGTACGAGTCAAACAATTCTTGTAATCCAAGAACTATGTACGAGTCAATCATCCTGTGAAATCCATGTTAAATTTACGAGTCATCTTGAACGTGAAACCAATTGAAATCAGACGAGTTATTTAGTTTGTGAGCCCCATCATATAGCTACGAGAGCTACGAGACAGTCAGCGTGAATGTGAAATCCATGTAAGCACTTCGAGTCACAATGCATAAGAAACCCAATAGCAAATAACGAGTCAGGGGGCATTTGAAAACCAAAAAAGAGATGCGAGTCATCCATCTTGTGAAACCAAGAACAACAATGCGAGTCACTCAATCTAAGAAACCAATAAGATGATTGCGAGCTACGAAATGTGAGAAATCCACAGTATGATTGCGAGCTAAAATCTGTTTGAAACCCACAAATCTCATGCGAGTCTTATGGTTTCTTAGATTGAGTGACTCGCATTGTTGTTCTTGGTTTCACAAGATGGATGACTCGCATCTCTTTTTTGGTTTTCAAATGCCCCC